ATGCCCTGATTTCCTTTTCCTGAAGACACATCACATTGCTTACATACATTACCTATGCTGCTTATGAAAAAGTAAAACGAGTAGAGCACTCTATATATAATGACACCAAACAAGAATACATTTACGTTATGCTCACTACATATTGATTCAAGAATGTTTTGTCACATAGTTTTACTATCAAATCTTTGTTTTACTTTTTCATAAGCAGCATAGGTAATGTATGTAAGCAATGTGATGTGTCTTCAGGAAAAGGAAATCAGGGCATAGACTGAATATACAGAATAAATCACATCATACAGAAAGCAAAACATACTCAATGCAAATCGCAGGCAAACCTAATCGCCCGGAGGTCACTGGGAAAATGTGAAAAGTTGAACGGTAATTTTTCACCGTGCTGCGCACGCTAACACACTTTTATATGCTTTCACGCACCTTTATGTGATTCTATATGCCTTTATGTGCTTTTACACACTTTCATGTACTTTCATGGCTTCATAGCTTTCATTTGCTGTGTTTTATCTGGTTTTTCTGTGGTAAAGTTTGATTTTTTTTGTGGCACCAGCGTTTTCTGTTAGCATTATATAAAGTTTTTTTGGGGTTAGTTGCGTGCTTTTAAGTGTGCTGCGTGTGTTGATGTTTAGCTATTTGATTTGACCAGAGATAAATCACTCTGAGACAATTGGTTCTTAGAAATGAATAGCACTAATTTAATGCTGCTCTGGAGTTGAGTAGTAAAGTTTCAAGTTGTTGTAGGCTCTTAATATACCCCCCCCGGAAACCCGATTTATACTTTGGCATAAAAAACTTCACCAGTCTAAGTCCCTGTCCTGCAATACTTTACAGCCCAACCGGTTCTGCTGGGTCTTGACGGAAAAACCGAGTAACATTTTCTTTGACAAATTTTGATATGTAATTTATTGTGGTTTCATGATTGAGATATACGAAAAAGGACTATTTGATAAGTATAGGACGGGCAGTTACCTATTTGCCCTGATGCTTGGTTGCCTAAATCCAGAGACTAATAGGCTTGAAATTAACGGCAGGCCTATGAATAGCGTGGATTTATGCGCATACGCCAACCTGACCATGCAAGAGCTATCAATGGCGGTCAAAGAGCTTCTGTCCATCAACGCTATCATGATTATGCGAGGCAAAGGCAAGGAGTTCTACTTTGCTAATCCCGAATATATTAGAGACAGTGATATGCTTCCCGATGATTTCGAGTGGCTGTTGCAAATGTTTGAAGAAGAGAATAACCAGGAAGACAAGAACCTTGTGTACTTTAAGAAGTCAAATAGAAATCTTACAGTTAGTATAGGTGAAGCAATAACAGACTTAAACAATAGGAGTAGTAATGAATAAAGGATTTTGCAAAATACCAATAGACAAGCTGGTCAAAGCTGGCTGGAATTATAAGGAAAACAATAAGGAACTTGCAGAGAAACTATCTAATAACATTAAACGCAACGGGCAGATTGAGAATATCATTGTGCGTGAACTTGATACTGGCTTTTATGAGGTAGTTAACGGCAATCACAGGCTGGATGTATTGAAGAAGCTTGGGTTTGAAACAATATACTCGTTCAACCTTGGCAATATTTCCGAGGCACAAGCAAAGAGAATTGCCGTTGAGACTAATGAGACCAAGTTCTCAAGCAACACGGAGTCACTCTCTGCACTTGTTAAGGAATTGTCTATTGAGTTTGACGATATAGACCTGACTATGCCATTCTCGGAAGAGGAGATTAACGAAATGCTGGCTGATGTTGATATGGAATGCCCTGGAGTTAATGAATATAAAGACGTGCCCGAAAAGGAAATAGACGATACTCCAGAAAACAATGTAACCAAGCCTGGCGATGTATATGAGCTAAACGAACACAGGCTCGTGTGTGGTGATTGCACCAGCCAAGATGTGATGGATGTATTGTTTGGGGACAGGAAGGTTAATCTTGTTATAACAGACCCGCCCTATGGGGTTGATTATGGTGCAAAGAATAAAATGCTTAACGAGTTTCAGGGCAAGAATGATGTAAACAAGAAATATGGAACACGCATGGAAAGGGACATCAAGAATGATTCAATAGAAGATTACAGGAAGTTCTTTGCGGACTTTATGTCAATTATACCGTTTGCTGAGGTTAATTCATTCTATGCCTTTATTTCCTCGCAGAATCTTCACAACCTCAGGCTTGCATTTGATGATGCCAAGATGTATTTCTCCAGCATTCTTGTGTGGCTGAAAAACCAGCACGTTATTAGCTGGATTGATTATATGTTCAAAACAGAATATATACTTTACGGATGGAAAGGCAAGCACAAGTTTTATGGAAAGAACAATGAAATGAATGTATTTGAGTTTGATAAGCCAATTAAATCCAAGCTCCATCCTACAATGAAGCCGGTTGAGTTGATTAAGAGGCTTATAAATAACAGTAGCAAGGTTGGGGATATTGTATACGATGCCTTTCTTGGCTCTGGAACTACGCTAATAGCAGCGCAGGAACTTGGCAGGGCATGTTATGGCACTGAGCTTGATGAGCATTACTGTGACGTGATTGTGCTCCGGTGGGTAAACTATATGAAGGAAGCTGGACTGGATTATTCCGTTAAGCGCAATGGTGAAGACGTGAGCAATGAAGCATGGCTAACATAAAGACAATAGACTGGGATAAAATTAGGGCTGATTATGTGCTGAATCCCAGCTATCCCTCGTTTGATGAGATTGCCAAGATTCACGGCGTTTCTAAGCCACTGATTCTGTCTAAGGCTAATGACTTGAATGACCCGATTAACCGGGGCAAGTCTTGGATTCAACAACGGCAATCTTACATTGAGAAGAAGCAGAAGATTCAAGAGGACATAGCGACCAGCGAGGCAAAGAGCTCAGTTAAGAACTTTGTGAAGGTTCTCAATAACATGGGCTTGAAGGCATTCAAGATAATCAATAGAGAACTGGATTATATAGATAAGGTGCAGGCTGACGATATTGCTAACAGTAGACCGCTGTCTATGCGCAAGCAGGTTAAGATGTCTGACATTACCAAGATTGTTGACGTGCTTCAGAAAATTGCTGGTGGCGAAGGCGCTAAAGAGATACTTGTTAAGTTGGAGTTGGCGAATAAGCAGGCAGGCAATAAGAGCGTTAAGTTGCAAGAACTATCCGACGAGGACTTCAAGCAAGTTGAACATCAGATTAACAACGGTGGCGCACAGGCGATAGAGACGGATTATGAAGAGGTGGAGAGTTAATGCCTGACCTTACTTTTACGCAAGAGGAGTTTATCCTTGAGAAGCAACGCAGGGAACGTCAGAAGTGTGATGAGCTTCAATTAAAGTTCTCGCCATATACTGAATACGGCTTTTGGGAGTTTCTGAAATACCTATATCCCGACTTCTATACAGATGAGAAAATACCGCTCATTGAGCTTTCAGAAATTCTCAGACGAGTTACCACTGGCGAATTGAGAAAGGTGCTTATTTCTTTCTTTCCACGTGCAGGTAAGAGCAGGACTTGTAGTCTGTGGATTGCGTGGTGGCTTGGCTATGAACCCGACGGCTCGTTTATGCGGAACTGTTATAATGACAACCTTGCAATGGATTTATCTAAGGCGGTGTTAGACACGCTTAACATGGATGAATATAAAGCTGTATTTCCCGATGTCAAAACAGACCCCAAGGCATCATCTAAAATGTCTTGGCAGCTTGACGGCACGACTATCTCCACATATTTTGGTGCAGGAATTAAGGGCACAATCACCGGGCGTGGATGTAACAAAGCCGCCATCCTTGACGACCCTATCAAAGACCCCGAGGAAGCCCTGTCTGAAACATACTTAGATAAACTTGACCTGTTCATTGAGACGGTGCATAACACCCGTATAAACACTACTTCAAATTGTGCCGAGATTATTATTCAAACAAGATGGTGCGAGAAAGACCCAATTGGATTAAGAGAAGATGATGAGTCTTGGCATAAGTTTATCTTTCCTGCTCTTGACGAAAAAACGGGAAGAAGTGTTTGCGAGGCAATGATACCCACCGAGAAATTACTGGCTATCAAGAATACTTGGGAAAAGAAGAATCTTGGCTGGATGTTTCAGGCTCTTTATATGTGTAAGCCAGCCGACAGGACTTTTGCTAAATTGAGGTTGGATGATTTGAAGCGGTTTAGAATGAAAGACCTTGAAAAGCTGGGAAATCCTGACGAAGTTCTGGGCTGGTGTGACTATGCAAATAAGGGCACCGATAATTTGTCCGCCCCATTCTGTTATAGGTATGGTGACAAGAAATATATTGTAGGCGTAGTATTTTCTAATGAAGACAGTGTTGCGCTTGAGAAACCCTTGCTTGAAAAGATTGCTTACTTCAAGCCAGATGATTTTGTGTTTGAGAGCAATCAGGGCGGGGTTGAATTTGCTATGAATTTGCAAAGAAACAATCAGAACTTGTTCAGTGCGATTGGTCTTGACATAGATTATCGCTCAACATCAAGTAATAAAGAAATCAGGATTATGCTTGCATTAGGCGAAATCAAGAATAGCTGTTATTTTCTTGAAGATGATGAACAAGACGACCATTATAGACGATTTATGTCTAACTTATCTAACTATGGAAAATATAAATATGGGAAGGATGATGCGCCCGACTCTATGGCCGGACTGCTGTCAATGATGTCTGAATCCTTCGACGTTGAAATAGATTCTGTTGGTTATGAAAATAAAATGCTTGACACTAAATATGTAAAAGATAATATTGAACCCGACGCTGAAGAAGAAGATTCTGATGTTGAAATATTTTAGGGAGAACATAATTGAAAGACGAAGTTAAAGTTATTTCAGAAGAGCCTGTTGGCAACAGCACGGTTGAGAAAGAGTTTCTTGGTGCTGATGAAGTGTTTTTTGCGCCTATCTCTAAGTCAATAAGCCTGCCAAAGAGTTCTGTCAAGCTTGCTACGCCACAAAGCATTAGGTCTAATGGGTGTATTTTGCCTCCCTATAACCCCTCGCAAATTCTGGCATATAAAGCTATTGATATAACTTATCAAACCTGTATTGCCATCAAGGTTGACACAACAATTGGGCGGGGCTATTCGTTCGGCTATAAGGACATTGACAAACACAAAGATGTTATTGACTTTTTCAAATCACCAAACAGAAACTTTAATGATACATTTACCTCTATTCTCAAGAACATATATACAGATTTTGAGTTATTTGATAATTGTTTTCTTGAATTTGTGAAGAGCGGGAACAAGAGGTCTTTGTATTCCCTGCCCGCCAAGGATATGTATATTAAGCCAAAGGTTGATAGGTTTGGCAACACTCTACGTGAGATTGATAAGTATATGTATATTCCTAATGGTTGTTCCAGCCCGACTGTGTTTGAGCCATACCCTGTGTCATCCAAAACACGAGATGGCGTGCACTATTGCCTGCACATGAAAAAGCCATCGCAAGAAAATCTTTATTATGGCAAGCCGGATACATCACATTTGTTTGACTTAATTAAGCAGTCCTATTTGACAGACCAGTATAACATCAACTTCTTTTCTAACGGTGGACAGCCTGCTTGGGCAGTTTTAATTACTGGCGGAAAGCTAACCAAAAAGAGCTACGAGAAGATTAAGGAATTTATTGAGAACAATCTCAAGGGCGTGGCTAATTCACACAAGATGCTGTTTCTGTCTGTGCCGAATGAGAAAGCTCAGATTAAGTTAGTGCCGCTCTCAAAATCTATTGATGAACAGTTTATTACTTTGGCAGATAAAATACAGTTCAAGATTGCGCTTAAGTGTAGAGTTCATCCAAAATTGCTTGGCTTGTCACAGGGCGGAAACTTTGGCGGAGGCTCGGCTGGCATAACTGACTTGAAGCTGTTTATGGAAACTGTATCACAGCCGGAGCAAAAGACTATTGTTGATTTCATTAACAGATTCCTTGAGCTTGAGTTTGGTGTTAATTGTGAGTTTAGCCTGAACGGAATGAATATTTCTAACGAGAAAGACGATGCCATTATTGCGAATATGTATTATAATATGGTTGATGAGTTTGGCAATAGAGTATTGTCCGTGAATGAAATCAGGCAGATGTTCTTACATCTCAAACCGATTGACCTGAAAGATACTCCACAGGACGAGAGCGAAACTGAAAACATGAGCAACTTGTCTGTTAAGCCCAATAAGGATGGCGACCTGCATACAAGCGATAATTCTGACTTAGGTCAAGGTGACGGGCAGGCGTCTAATAATCTTGACCCGAACAAAAATAACGATGAAAGCACAACAAAGTTATAGGTGGTAAAATATGGAAACAATAAAGAAAAAGCGACAACTTAGCGATGTAACCATTACTCATGTTTCATACGTGAGACGTGGCGCAAATAAGAAGCAATTCTTTCTTGCTAAATCTGCCTGTAGGCATTCTGATACGGAGTTTAAGGTCAAGTTCCTGTCAAAGAATGACGATACCGACGAAAAGCGTCTATTATATGGTATTGTTTATGAGCCTAACTCCGAGGACACCTATGGCGATTTTATGACAGAAGACGAAATCGAAAAAACCGCTCACGAGTTTCTTGAGCATTACCGTAATATCGATACTGAGCATAACCTGCTGGCTGGCGCTGGCGTGGTTGTCGAAAGCTATGTTGCACCCGTGACCCTAAATATTGGTGATAATGTTATCAAGGCAGGTAGTTGGGTCTTGGTTACA